TGCCGGAACCATTTGCGATGACCTGGATCTTGATCAATCTCGGTCTCGATCTCTAACTCACCGGCCATCAATTCCGCAATTTCTTCCATCAGATCCCTGGCGGCGACCAGCGTTTCGATGTCCTGATCGGAAATGAGCAAGAATCCTTTGTCATAACCACGCTTAAGCGCGCGCCCTTGCATGGCGATCTCAAACACCAGGCTGCCCAGTTCCCTGTGATTCATCCGAATAGCTCCAAATTCTGACTGCTGTGGCTGGTGTTTGCCCATCTTGACGCCGACGCATGGGCTTCAATTCTTTCTATCAAGATCGCAGCCTTTGCCCTGACGCTTAAACTTTCGACATAAGGCCCACGCCATCGGCAGTCCAAACCAGCATTGCGCCCAACATTGGTCGAGTCTGCTGATGAAAACGGGAAGTGTGAAAATATGGTCGGGTCCAGCATCCGCAGGCCATGCAGTTTTACCTTGGGCCTTCCGATATCATCGCAGCAAATCTCCATCGCCTCGGCCATTCGAGACCACCAAACTGTGCTGCCGACTTGTGAAAACTCAGCGCTCGATCCGAAAGCAACTCTTGGATATGCCGCGCAAAAATCCCTCAAAACCTCAAGAGGCTCATGCAAATGCCAAACTGGTACGCCTTTTTTCCAAACGTCGCTATTAACCAGGTTGAACCAGGCCGCGCGCATTTTCTGATTCTCGTGATGATCGCCGCCAATTACGTCAGGCATGACATACCAATCAAATCCAGGATGGCGGTGCCATTCGGCAACGAAATCACTGAAGCCGTTTAAATCAAATGCTTTGTCAGATTTCCAGGCGCTAAATGCGCCGTTATCAAGGGCAAACGATTGGCTTATCTCTGCCACCAGGCCAACCGTTGAGGCGTGGGCAAATGAAACAAAAGCATGACGCCCTTGCATGACCATCTCAGTCTGCAATCCGCCGCTCAATGGCATTCCGTGGTAGTGGATCATGATGCTTGGCACTTTTTAGATTTAATGAAATCCACGATCACTGCGTTAAAAACGACGCATGATCTCGATCGATAGTATCGGCAGAGTCCAACCTTCATCGGTTCATTGATTCTGCAAGATTGACCATCAGGCACGTCTAAAGTGACAATTATCTTTTTCATGGCACGTTTTTCACAGTGCGCCAATGCACCCCAAACTTTTGCGCGATCCTGGCGACATTCCACCCGCGTCGACGATGCGCGATAACCGCATCCTCAAAATCGGCCCTGCATGGAAATGGCCCAGGCGTTGGCGGGCGTCCCTGTTTCATCGTTAAAACTCGCTCTTTACTCATTTGCTAACCACACCTCATCGTCATATTTGCCAACCACCTCACGCTCGACCAGGCGCGCGACGCACCGATTAAACGACGTGTAGAAATACTTCCCGCCGTTGTCCATCAACGCTTTCGCCTCATCTCGCCATTGATCCAAGGAAACCACCCGCGTCATGCCTGGCGCTTTGCCGGACCTGCTTGCGTGACCGAGTTCCCACACTGCCGATCGCAGTGCTTTCATGGCCAGGCGCTCGTTGGTGCTCATGTTGAATTTTTGCTTTTCATCCTGAACGATCGTGCTTAGTTCCAGCGCAACGCTTGTTTGCCCGATCAAGCCGTCGCCGATCTGCACTTGAACCATGTCAAACGAGATTGGTTTTCCCATTTCCACATCTTTTTGCTTCTCGAATGTGAGCCGGATCTGGTTGTCGGTGATCTTCTTGCATGACAGCGAGGTATTGACCGCGCCCTTGAGCGAGCTTGAGCCTCTTAGACCCTTTGCCGTGTCTTTGCCTGAGTGGTGTATGCCCAGCACAGAAGCGCCGTGTACGCGCTGCAAATTGCCGCACGCCTTGATAAATTTCCCCATATCCGTCGCGCTGTTCTCGTCACCGTCGGCCATAGCCCTGGCGACCGTATCAATCACGATCAGGTCAAAGCGGCCCATCTCGGAAATGGTATTGCTCAGGCGAAACATGCTTGCCGGATCCAAAAACTCCACCGCTTCCGGCAGCACATAAAAGTCCTGCACCGGCTCGTATTCGTTGTGCGCGTGCCAAGCCTTGATACGCGAGGGTAGGCCGCTCACGCCTTCACCAGCGATATAGAGTACTCGCCCTGGTTTGGTCGTTTGCCCATGCCAATCGCGCCCAGCGGCAACGTGAAGCGACAGATCCAGCGCCACGAAGGTCTTTCCCTCGCCAGGCGGGCCATAAAGCACCGCTAACTCATTTTTGGGAATGATCGTGTCAACCAACCACTCCGGCGGCGGCATGGCGAACAGATCCTCGATCGAGAGAACGCGATAGGAAAGGGCGCTTTCATCGTCCAAATCGTCCGTTTCATCGTCCTGGTCAAAATCAAACTCGATCGAAAAATCACCGTCATGCTCGGTGATTATCTGGCAGCGCTCGCCCAGTTCCGTGAAGTCATGGGTAAGCAGAAAATCCGCCGCGTCAAACTTTTCTGGGAAGTCCCGAAACGTGACCAATTGAATGGTGCTTGCCAGCCCTTGCAGCGAGCTGATGACCTGGCGCGCGTGTGCTCGCCCAGCGGCATCATTGTCCTCGTAAACGACAACATCGCGGCCTTTAAAGTATATCGACAACAGATCGGGCCAATTCTTAGCACCGCCAGAGTTAGTGGTTGCCAGCACGTCAACCTCAGCTTGTAGGGCCAGTACGTTTTTCTCGCCTTCCAATATATGCACAGGCTCGTTGGGCCTGGCCGCGAGTTCGTGCAATTTATAGGGCAGGGCGGCGATGCCTTTGATGCCAGGCTTGCCGGATGCGTCGAGCTGCCGAAAGGTCTTGCGCCCGTCGGAGTATTCAAGGCGGCGCACCTGGTACACGACCACGCCGTCCTGGTTAGTGTAGAAGTAGCGATCGACCTCGCGCGGCTTTTCGTCAACCGTCGGCACCGGCTGCAACCGGCAACCGTAATCATCAAGCTGCTCATGGATAGCCCTGCCGTCGCCGTATAGCTTCAGCAGGGTGATCGCGTTGCCGCCTTTTTCAAGTTCGTAATCGTAAAACTGCCCATTTCCGACCGTGAGTCGCTTGCTGCCTTGCGAACCCCAGCGATACTCATCAGCGGTGTTAAAGCTCGGCTCGCCAAAAATGGCGATGCAAATCTTTAACATCGTGTCGCCCGATAGATCGTGCTCCCGTTCCGTCATCATAAAAACCCCCGCCTGGCGCTTTTGGAGGGAAGCGTAAGGGGATGCGCCAGCGCGAGGGGGGAAACTACCATTCCGCCGCTGCCGACTGTGCATCGTCAACAGAGGAAAGGGCGATTGGGCGCTCGACCCATTCGACTATTTCAAATTGTGGAATTCGGGTGCTGCCCATGCCGATCTTGACGGCTTCTGATCTGGTATAACGGCAGAGCGGCAGCTTGTCGCCCTCGCGGGTTCTAGCCATCTCGTCGTAAATTGCATCCAAGCCCATGACAGCGCCAGTGCCGTTTGATTCCCAGATCCGGCGCTCATCGTTGAGGGTTAGCTCAATCGAAAAAGCTAATTTGTAGCCTTCGCCTGGGGGTGGGAAAAGGTCAGTGCCAGCTTTTTCGGCCCAAACCTTATCAGGTGCTGCGCCATCTTCTCCCCACTTCATCCAGCCGGTTTTGACCGAATCCATATCGAAAACAATTTTCACGTCTTTCATTTCAAACTCGGTTTTACCTTCTTCCCAGGCATTGGCCGATGGCTTGAATTTAATGAACAGCGAACCTGTTTTTTCGTCGCCGGAATTGCTGCTGAGGCCCAGAATTGACATATTTTTTCCTTTTTTTTTAAATTTATTTAGTTTCTATTTCTAGCGTCTGAGCCTCACGAACAACGTAGCACCAGGTCTCAAATGAGGTCGTCACCACCTCGTTGTTTTTCCTCGTCCAGTCATTATTTATGACGTGAATCGGAAAAACGCACCGCACCGGTCTGCGATCAAATTTATAAATCAGCACCGGATGCGTGTTGTCTCCTGCTGCGTTTGTTGTCTGCGTCCACCATTCGGGCCTGTGTAGAAAGGCTGAATTGTCTGCATACCTTTTGCATTCAATCGTCCAGCCATCCAATCCGATCAGGTCGCCGTGGTTACTTTCTCGGTATTGTTCGAGGTCGCGTCGCACCGTCACGCCCAGGTGTTCGTAAATGAGTTTTCCGATGGAATTCTCAAAAGAAACGCCTTTAGCGCGACTGTTAACCATCGTTAACCTATAACCTTATGATTTCTATCAAAACCGATGAACAAACACCGATTAACCCTTACGCTTGCAAGACGGTATTTATATGGTTAAGGTTTGTCCAGTGGGTTTTTATATTGTTATAGATAAAAACTTGCATTAATCCCAATAACAACCTAAAAGGAACCCAAGGAAACATTATGAATAACAAAGTAGTTGTGTATTACCGCGACCGAAAGGGCGGCAAGACGCTTGATTACCAGCAGAGGATTGCGGGCGATTGGATTTTGGAAAGGGGTTTGCAGATGGGCGGGCAGGTCATTGAGACCGAAGGCACTAGCAAGCGCAACAATCGGCCAGAGCTTGAAAGAGCGCTGCGGATTGCCAAATTGCAAAAAGCCATTTTGTTCATTCCGACATTTGGGCAAATGAGCCGAAATGCCGATGTGATTGGCAAAATGATTAATCATGGGGTCGAGGTGTGTACGCCGGACGTAGCGAGTTTGGCAGAGCCTGGAGGCACCAGGGACGTGCTGAAGGTGATGGCATCGGTGGCGGAGTTTGAGGTAAGCGAGACCAAAAAGCGCGCCAAGGACGCCTATGCGCGCATCAAGGACGAGATCCGAGACACGGGCCAACATACCACCAAAAAGGGGAAGGTGATCACCAGCTTGGGCAACCTTAAAACCACCAATCTTGCGGCGGCAGAGGCAATCAAAGTCAGAAAGGGCAAGATGCTAGATTATGCGGCAGAGATCAAGCCGATGCTCGATCATCTATATGCCAGGGGGTGCCGATCGGCAGGGGATTATGCCCGCAGTTTGACGGCTAAGAAGGTTGTCAGCCCCAGAGGCCACACCGCTTGGACCGCGAGCATGGCGCGCAATGTGCTAAACAATTGCGAGATGAAAAGCGAACCAAGGCTCGACCGGAAACCGAGGGCTGAATTACCAGATCCGCAAAATGTCTCGGTGATGGTCGATCAGCCGTTTAATGTGAATGAAGTCGTTTTGAACAATAAAGACATGAGCACGTCAATGATCCGCCGAAAGTTTGGTATTTCTTACGGGGTGATTAACAGGATTTTAGGCCGATGAGTCGCCCTATGACAGCATTTAAATATGGCCCCAAGGCCAGCCGAATCACGGTGCCGATCGCTTGCGATGAGCACATTGGGGCGGCTGCTTTGGAATTACTTAAACTGTCTCAACAGCTGGAGACAATACTCACCCAGGGCGGGCGAGTATCAGAGCGCGTCGGAGCCGCGCAATGGGCTGTGCAAATGAGTGCGATCAATTTACGCAATAGCGTGAAAAGCACAAACCTGAAGACAACACGATGACAAAAAAGGATGGTATTTATATGGAAATTTTTGGAAATACGCTAAAACACGGGGCTGCGAGGTCGCTTCATCAAAACAGGCTAGGCATAATAAATAGTACGGTAACACCGTTACCCGTAGTTTATTGCAGTCCGAGGTTATCAGAGGGGGGACAATCACCTAGATTGTCGGAAATGATGCACACAGCGGGGGAAATACTGACCGTTTGCATCTTCACCAGCAGCCTGGTTTTCTCATTATACATGATTCACGGCCTCGCCACTGGGGGTGTCTCATGGTAGGTAAAGTGACCCCAAACCACATGGCCTCGGCCTCAATCATTGCGGCCATCTTAGGCCAAGATCAATATAAAACCCCCAATGATGCTTTGCGGAATTGCATTAATGCCAGCCTCGGCGTCAAATCCAAAGAATGGGTTCAGAGCAAACAGGCGGCATTCGGCGACAGAATAGAAGGCTTTCTAGCCGAATCGGCGTGCAAAGAGCTGCAAGGCACTTGGCTAAAGACCGATTACGAGGAGCCTTATTATCACCAATCCCTGGAATTGGCTTGCAGCCTGGACGCGAGTTGCTACGCGCACATTGACGTAGAGCACAACCCAGAGAAGGGGATCTATGTCATGACCCCAAGCCGAAAGATCCGGCTCGATGGCGAGGGCATCATTGAATGCAAGAATACCAGCGTCAAGCCTGGCGATGGACCTTCACCGTCACGCGGCCCACTTCAATTGCAAGCTCAGTTGATGTGCACCGGCATGACATGGGGCTGCGTCGTTACTTTATACGGTGGCTATGATTTGCGGCTG